TGTATTTCTTTTTTGTTTCTGCACTATATTTAGGTCTAATTAAATGAAGTATGTCTTTAGTGCTTCTTGTTCTTACTGCTACAATACCTCCGCTAGTGTTACCCTCAACGGTTTTATATCCACCTTTTATTTTTTCAACTACAAATCCAACGTGGTCTCTTGTTCCATCGTTGCCCCAGTCAAACACAACAATGTCTCCTTTTTGTCCGCTTGACTTCTTAACTAATAATCCATCTTTTTTACCCCAGTCGTCTACTGCTGGTACATATGCTGTCTTCTTTCCATTAAAGAATAATTTACTTGCGTTGCACTCGTTAAAGCACCACCACAAGAATATAACACACCACGCAGTACCTTTTGGTACTCCGTATGCTTTCCAATATTTTGTTCCTTTATTTCCTTTTTGGCTTAACGCCTTATTTACTATTTGGCTTGCTGTTGCCATGCTTTCGCCTCCTTATTATTTGATTTTCTATATTTTTTAATTCCACTCTGTCTTTTACTGAGTTGCCACAAGCTCTTTGGTATCTTCTTGCACAGTCAGTACATATATATATCCATTTTTCAGGTTCATATTCAGTCCTAAAGAATCCCCAATAAAATCTTATCAAGTTATCTCTTTCTTCTCCGCATATACCACACTTCATTTTTGTACTCCTTTATTTTTTCCTTTTTGCTTTTAGTTTTTTCATATACTCGTCAGCTTTTCTTGCTTCTTTAGTAAATGAGTTATTTTTCCACCAGCACCATCCAGCAATAACAATAGTTGCAATTCCACTAATAATCTCATATAACTCGTCTTCTTCTGCTTGAAATTCAATTATGCCCTTAGCACACAATATTTGATTTACCAAAACAAGAATCAAACACACAGTCCTTATGATAGTTTCTCTCATTGCTTACCTCCTCCTTATTCGTTTATTACCAAAGGTTTCTAGTTCCATATCTATGTTAAATATATTTCCTTTGTTATCGCTTTCAATGTCTAACCACCAACATGATTTATCACTTGCAAATCCTTGACTTTTACAATATGGTGTTAAATCTTCAAGACAGCTTGTTTGAAAACAGTGAGTCTTACCTTGCTTCATATAAAAAGACTGGTGTATGTGTCCAGTCTGTAATATTTGAGGTCTGCTCTCGGTGTCTATACTGTCGAGATATTTTTGGGTTTTATAGGAACGTGCATAACTCAAACTCCCTTTTCCGTGAAAAAGTCGCACGGATATTTTACCTAGTTTTAAATCTGCATAATCGCTCCCTAAGTAAATAATATCATCACGTTGTTTAGCTATTGCTTTTATAATTTCACTTCCGTTTAATTTATACCACCAGTCATCATGGTTGCCACTAATTACGTATGTGTTGATTCCATATTCTTTAGGATATTTCTCTACGCAATAGTCAACTTGTCCATCATAACTTAACTCTCTTAATTCAAGTGCATGTTCGGGTCTTTTTCTCATGTTGTTGCCGTCTGTGAAATCCCCACTGTGTAGTATATGCTTAACATTATTTTTATATGCTTTTTCGTAGATGTAATTTAATATATCAATTCTGTCATAGCGACTACATAAGTGCGTGTCTGATATTAAACATAGTTTTAAGTTTTCACTATATGCTGGTACTTCGTATATATCATCATTTTTAGGCGGTGTTTTTAGTTTTACTAATTCGCCATTGATATATTCACACAAGTAACCCTCATCTTTTAATAATCCTACTAAACCAATAACTTCGTAATCTTCAAGTCCTAGTTCTTCACATACTTTACTAAAACTCTTTTTTTTGTTTATTAAATATTTTAATTTATTTAATACTTCTTTTTTATCTTCCAATATAAACACTCCTTTTTTTATTTAACTATATGCTTCCAATAACAATAAAGTTTATTGTCTTTAGCGTCTTCATCTTCTAACCAATCTTTTGCCATTTTGAGTGCTAGTTCTTCATTATCTTTTACTAAATCGTGGTAGTCGTTATACATCATGTTTGCTACAACAAAGAAGTCTATAACATCAAAATTGTATCCTAAACTACTCATAGCGTTTGTTGTTGCTTCAATAGTCCAATGTTGCCCTGCAGGTTTCATTTCTTCAACCCACTTTTTTGCTACATCTTCTGATATTTTCTTACCAAACGCCATCTCATATAGTTCTGTCTTATACTTTTTGTATAATTCAGGATGACTTTCTTTTGTATCACATATTATCTCTACTAACATATCGCCTAGTTTTTGCATATCTTGGATGTCTTTTTTGTTGCCTATTTGTTCAATGTATCTTCTTATCATATTAAGCCAGTCTTTCTATGCTAATGTTAGTGTTCTTTAATATAGGTATTTCAGTATCAGTAGTTGTTCCATCGTATGTTGTAGTTGGTACACTATTAACAGTTATTGTTGCGTTTCCTCTAGCACACACTCTTAACTTTTTATTAACAGTTACACTTTGCCATGCTCCTGCTGTTACTACTGGTGTGTCCATTTCAGTACCATTAAGTTGTACTCCATCTACAAATATTGCTAGTCCAACTGTTCCTGCTGTTGCACTTGTTACGTTAGTGTTAAAATCTATTTCATAGATTCCCCCACTTAGTATTGTAAATTGTGCTGTTCCCTCATTGTGATTAAGCCATCCATTAAAACAATTTGCACTACTTGTTCTTAAGTCTATATCAGCAAACTTGATAGCAGAAGTATTTGACGCTAACACTTGTTCCGCTTCATTAACTCCTTGTATCATCTACAGTCTCCTTTCTTAAACTACTGTGTTACCATACCAATTAGAACCATAAAAACCATTATATATTGATTGATATGGACTTGATACTATATAACTTGGTACTGGATATGGTCTTACTTGATTTACAATAGTAGATCCGATTCCATTTGCTGTTATAGTGTTCTTAAGGTCATTTACTTGACTTCTTAAATCATCAATAGTATTTTGACTTAATGCGTCAAGAATCTTTTGAGTGTTTTCAATTCCTGAAGCTCTTAAATTACAGCAACACTCATCCATTTTAGATTGATTTTGTAGAGCAGTTGTTAATAAGTTAGTATTTAATTCATTAGTTTGTGTAAGTATGTCTCTTTGTGTTTGACATGCTGATAATTGATTTGCATACTTACTATCTAAAATAGAGTTTTGTAGTCCCATGTCGCCTGTTAGGACTGATGTTTTTGTGTCGCAGATGTTGTCGTTTGTTCTACCAAATCCATACGCTAAAGCATTGTTAGTATTTTGAAATCCATTATTAATTGCTTGTTGTGTAAATTCACTAGATACATAATCTGTTGTTGCTAAGTTGTTTGCTCCATTAAAACCAAAACCACCATTTGCAAATAAAGCTAATGCTATTAGACCAAATATCCATGCTCCAGATCCCATACCGAAGCCATCGCCATTTATTGGCATAGTAGGTACAATACCATTGCCATTATTCATTTGATACCCTCCTTTCTTTTTTGTCTATATCAATTTAATTGATACCTATTTCATGTTGTTTTGTATTTGTTGTAAAGCATCTTCAGGAAATCCCATTTGTTTTGCTTTACTATACAAATTGTTCATATCTTCAGGAGTATATCCGTTTGTTACTTGTTTGAATAATTGCATTGGGTCAGCATTGCCTTGCCTTGCTTGTTCTATCATTTGATACATTTGAGGGTTTTTTGCTTTAAGCTGATTCATTAGCATTGTTACTATTTGGTTGTTCATCTTCTTTGCCTTTCTTTAAATCTTTTATTTGTGATTCTAAGTTTTCTATTATCAAGTCTTTTTCATCCTTTTGTATTATTTCTGCTAATGAATATGCTTTTATTTCCCCTTTATTGTTCTTTATCCACATTACGCTTAAATCTTCACTGAAAAAAGCAGTATCTGACATTACAAACTCTTTTTGTACGTCATCAATACTTTTTACCATCTTCATGTTGCCCATATTAGGTGCTAGTTGAAATGTTTGATTTATAGCTGGTGTGTTTGGTATTTGTGATTTTATTCTTTCTAGTTCTGCTATTTGACTATTAATCCTATCAATACTTGCTTGAGGATTATATGTGTTGATATACGGATTGTTAAACATAACATCTCCTCCTTGATTTAACGAAAAAAGATGTACTTTACTTTTCAATTTGTGTTTTAAACAAATTTAATAAGGTAGTACATCTCCTTTCAAGTGTATTTTAAATCAATATCAACCAAAAATAGTGCAATAAAAAAGCAAAACTATTTATCTAATAATTTGAGTTTTGCTAATTCTAAATCCTTATAATTATTATATAAGTCTTTAATCTTCTTTATTTCATAGCCAACTGTCCTTTGACACATCCCTAATTCCATACTTATTTTTACTCTACTATCTTTATTTATATACATGTTTAAAATCTTTATTTGCTCATCTGTTAATTTAACTTTTGATACGAAATCATCATATATTACTTTTACTTTTAAGTTCTCAACCATAACATCTGCCCCCTCGTTTCTATATAATAATATTATCTTTTTGCGAAAAAGCAATATTATGGCACTAAAAAGTTATGAAAGAATATGCAATGATATGCAAACTTATGCAAAAAATGAAAATTACATAAAGTTTTTTGTCTTTTCAAAAATTAATTTTCTTCTGTTACACATTGTTCTGTAAGAACACTTGTTGTCTATAGCTATTTCTTTTGTCTTTTTACCATCTACGAAGTCTTTTAATATTTGTTTGTCTCTGTTTCTTAAAATATTACTTGACATGATATAATCGTATGCTTCTTTAGTGTAGTCAAAATAATACTCCATAGTCTTCATAAAAAGCACCCCCTTTTTGAGTGTGCCATATTATACTATATTTAGGCAAAAAAATCAAGATTTACTCTTTTGTTTTAGTAGTTCTATCTCTTCCTCAACTTTAAACATGCGTTCTATTAAGTTGTTATGTTTATCTACACGTTGAGATAATACTTCTATTTTATAATTAGTTAGTTTATTACTTGCTAGTATTCCTCCAAAAGTACCTATTAATGTACCTGTTAAGGATAACAAGCCAATAACTATTTCTGGCGACATATTATTTACCTCCTTTTTATGCTGTTCTTTGCCACATATATACTACTAAATATGGTGGCATATTGTTATGTGCTCCTCCACCACCAGTGTTTTTAGTATTATAACTTGTTCCACCTGTGTTCCAACCATTTATCGCTCCAGTAGTACCTGACTGATAAGTATTTCTTGAATATAAACCATGGTTGTGTGATGGCATTTCATCTATAGTTAAAGTGTGTGTTGCTTCTCCACCAGTAGCTCCTGCTGTATATGTGCTACCAGCACTTAACAAAAATGTATCTTCTATTTGTTGCCAAGTACCACCAAACAAAGTTGCAGGAGATGTGGAGTTCACACTCATATATATACTTCCTACTGGATATATTAAATCTGCTATTTCACTATTTGTAGGAATTGTAGGTTTGTCTGTTAAATTAGTATATGATTTTTCACTTAATCCATTTAATGTAAAATCACTATTTGCTGGTAAATCACTCATAGTAGCTATTTTGTTAGAAGTTGAGTTATAAGTTCCCTCAGTCAATATGTTGGCTGTGTTACTTGATACTATTGAAGTACCATTAATTTGTACATCTGTAGCAGTTCCTCCACCTCCAACTGAAATGTTTCCACTACCTAATAGTGATGTGTTGTTGATTGTTTTAATATTTGTTCCACTAACAAGTGTATCTTGTTTGTCTGTTAATCCATCATCCACATATTTTTTAGTGGCTGGGTTGTAATTATTGCTTGGTGTGTATGATGATGTGTTGTATTTATTTAAAAACCATGTGTTTACCCAACTTTCAGTTGCTCCACTTATTGTTGCACTATTCAGTGTAATGCTAGTTACAGTATAACTATCTACATAAATGCTATGTCTTTTGTGCGTTATAGTATCTCCTGCACATACTTCATATATGTACCCATCTCCATTTATATTTTGATTTAATGCTAATAGGCATAAATTAGATACGTTTGTTGCACTAGAAGAATCATAATATCTAGCAATTAATACAAATGGTTCGCTATCTTTATATTTTTCTACTAATTCAGTAAGTAAAGTTTTGCTATCGGATCCGTTTGTTCTATCCCAATAATAAATAGGTGCTGTGCCTCCACTAGCACTTAATACTCCACTTCCATCTATTGATAAGTTAGTACCTACTTTGATACCACCTAATGTACTACTACTAGCAGTTGGTAAAGTATAAGTAGCACCATCGCTAACTTGTGCTGTTGTTGTTCCGTTTTTATCAGTTATTGATATTGTGGCAGTGCTACCGCTTTTGCTAACAGTTGCTATTGGACTGAATCCATCTTGACCGTCTTGTCCATCTTGACCGTTAGTTCCGTTAGCACCTTTACCACTTATAATTGTTGTTCCTTTTCTTATACTCATATTTTACCTCCTAACCAAAGTTAAACGTTCCAGTTCCAGCATTTTCATAAAAAACGTCATTTACTTTATCTAATAATCCTACAACATCATCTGCATTACGTTTTGCAGGTACAAAGTGTCTTACTAGTGTTTCAGTTCCACCTGATATTTCATATGTTTTAAATTCATGCAATTTAAAGCTTGATGTTTCTCCACCGTTCATACCTGCAAATATATTTAAATAATAACTGCTGTTATAAACACTACCACTATATGTGCCTGTATAATCTGTTCCGTTTTTATTCCAAAGTATAGTTTTGTTAGCGTCATCAATAGTTAGTTTCCATGTTTCTTTACTTGTTAAACTAGAAGCTACATTAGTAAGATACTCTCCACTTCCTACTGATACTACTATATATCCGCTTCCATTTCTCCAAAAACCACCAATTCTACTACCACTTTGCCAGTTTCCAAATAGTGTTTGTCCTGTTGAAACATTAGTATAATCACTCATAGTTGCTTCATGTCTAAATTTATTACCATTTCCTCCTGGATTCCATTGTGTATTAATATATTGTGTACCTGTAGATTGTATATAATCTAATAAAGTGTAAGGCGATGGTGGTGTTTCTTTTTCAAATAGTGTTATTCCATCAAATGTTACCTTTGTTACTTCTTGGTCATCTATTGTTATATTATCGTCAGTTTTACCATAGATATTATATGTTGTTGATGTATCATCATCAAAATAGATAACCATATCTACTGTTGGTAAGTCATTTATTAAATCACTCATCTTTGTTGGTACTGTTATTGTACCCCACGAAGTATCATAATCAGTTGAGCTGTTTTTCTTTAATACTTGCCCTGTAGTTCCACCAGCTGGTACACCTGAGGATACATCGTCATCTGTTATGTTATAAAAAGTATTGTTATCTTTTGTTGTAATAGCGTTATACTCTGCTAGAGTACCAGTCCAAAACTTATTTGTAGCACTTGTTTTAGCATCTATTACACCACTTGTTTGTATCTCATCATCAGTATTTTTTGTGATTGAGCTATCGTCTATATCAACACTTCCTCCACCACCTGTTGCGTCAAGTCTTCCACTATTACTTAGTGTTAGGTTGTCCCCTATTGACTGAATATTAGCAAGATTAGTTAGTGTTTTGTCTTCATCATTTATATAACACTTAGTGTATTCAATATATGAGCTATTAATTTCAACTACATTGCCACAAGATGATGAAAAAGTATAATATGTTTGATTAACTGATATTACATCTTCATTAGTTATTGTAAACAGTGTTTTAAATGTGTTTCCATCTTTTAACACTATACCAGCTTCACTTGCACTCTTTAGCGTTGTCTTTATATAGTGATTATCATCCACATATATTAAATAAGCATCACTGTGCATATCACTATAAGTTAATGAAGCAAAATCAAAATACAGTGTTTCGTTTTGCAACTCATCCCCAACTACTATATTTTTTCTAGCCTTTGGAGAATATGCACTATTAACATAACTACTGTATTGGTCTAATTCGCCAGATAGTTCGTTAAAGTCTTCCTTGATAATCTTGTTTCCTTTGTCAAACTCTGATTTTAATACTTGAGCATCAAGATATGGTTTATCAGGAAGTGTTTGTATATTTTCAACATTTCTTGTTATTTTCTTAAATGCCATATGTTCCTCCTTTCAACAACCAAAAAAGAGGATTGCTCCTCTTTTATTTGGTTTTCTTAAACAATAGATTTTTAAGTGCTTCTTGATAATATTTATTACTTGAAGTACTTTTTGATTTTACAGGTGTTAATTTAACACTCTTATTTGATAATTTAACTGGTGTTACCTTAGTTCTAGTTACTTTTGGTGTCTTTGTTGTAGTTGTTCTCTTACTTCCTTTTGTAGACCCTTTTTTAGAGCCAGTAGAACGTTTTTTGCTAGGGTAGTAAAAATCATATAGTTTTTGTTTGTCTTTTGCTGATAAATCCAACTTGTTTATAGCCTTTGCTATTTTCTTTTTCTTGCTATTGTAAACTATCTTACCATTTTTATCATAATCACTCTTTATGTTTTGTGATTCAATATCTAAAAAGCTGTCTACTAAGTTGTCTTTAACAAGAGGTGTAGGGTCTTTTTGATAATATTGTTTGTTTTGATTATAAAGTATTGCCTTAGCTGATTGTGAGTTGTTTGAGTTCTTTATAATCTCATATCTTTTAGAATATCTTATATTATCTTTAGTTGAGCTCATATATTTAGATATTTCATTTTTAGTTTTATAAAGATCATTTCTTTCTTTAACACTTAAGTTAGCACTATCTAAAGCCTCTTTTTGATTATCATATAATTCGTAATAGTTTCCTCCAGAAGACCTAAACAGTTGTTTTTTCTTTCCGTCTTCTTCTACTTCTCCGTAGTACTCATCGCCTTTTACTTTATTAACATTTTCAAGTCCATTTTTTGCAAGTTCATTAATTTGTGATTTTAATACTTCGTATCTTTCATATTTTTCTTTCTTAGACAAGTTTTTATCTGCTTGTACTTCTCTTATTTGTTTATATAGTGCTCCCATTTGATAACTTACATTATCCATATAACCACTTTTTAATTTATCTTTACCTGTTGCGTTTACATCGTTTGATTTTTTGCCAAGTTTTTCTGCTTTAGAATAAAAGTTAGTTACGTTTTTGTTGTCGTTTATAGTATCTGCTGTAAACTTATCTTTTAATGGTGCTAGAGCCATACCTAAAGCATTATTGCTACTGCTTTGAGCTTCTTCTGTTATTAAAGGAAGAATCATATCCCCAATACCTCCTGAGTATTGGTCTAATATATAATTGATTTTATATGGACTCCAACCAGTTTTTTGTCCTAACCATATACTTAATTTATCGGTTGAAGCATCATATTGTTGTTTAGCTGGTATGTCATGTCCATTTCTATCTTTTAGTAATCTATTTGGTACTATTTGTCCACCATACCATGCTTTATTACTTCTTGCTTGAGTTATTGGTGCAAACAAATTAGATTCGCCAATGTCAGGGACTCCTACTTGACTAGCTGAATTTTTCCCCCAACTTATAATATCTTCTCCCAATGTTGTATCGTTTCTTCTTCCCATCACTCTATCTTTTGTCATTAAAAAAAGACTAAAATACACACTAAGCATCCTACCAGATGGCACTCTTAAAAACGTACTTTTACCTTTTTTAATAACATATTTTTCTCTAATATCTTTAGGTATTGCATTTAGCTCTTTGTTTGACGATATTTTAAAAACATAATAATTGTTTTTTATATAATCAGGCAACAATTCATAATCTTCATCATCGCCATATAATAATTCATTAATTAAAGCACGACTTAACCCTATTGTTGTTGCTTTCATAGTTGTTCTAAGTGGTGCATCGTGAAAATTTCTAAGAAATTTAGAAAGACCTTGTATATTTGCATTTAAAAAAGTTGCACCATTTCTATTTAAAAATTTAACACCATAACCGCCTCTACCAAAATTGACTGTTACTTCTCTAGCATTATACAGAGCCTCTAATTGAGAACAACCATTATCAATACTGGCTAAGTATTCTGCATATCTTGGTACTAATTCTAACACTTCATTAATTTGAGGTATTTTTTTTGCTAATTTTGTTAATTTTGAATTGTTTATTTTACCATTTTTATTAAACAACTGAGATACTTCAGTATCAACACCCTCTAACGAATAGTCTCCCATTACATTTGGTTTTCCATATTTATTTAAAAATCTTTGTGTTTCTCCAGTGGCATCTTTACCAGTAACAAGTTTTTTCAAAGCCTCGTTATAATTTTTTACGAAATCTTTTGGATATTTTGTATTAAACACACCGTCTTGTACGTCTTTTAATGGGTTGGTTGCCATAAACGTTGGACTCCATGTTGTAACCAATTTTCTTTTTGCTACATTTCCTTTTTGTATAGGTTTTAAAACAGGTGCAAATGTTTTTTCAAAAGATTTAAGATAGTTTTCCATTGTTTTATTTAATTCGTTAAATAATTCTTGTGATATTTCAACTTGAGTTGGTGTTCCATTTTCAAATGCTGTTAAATAATGTTTCTTGCCATCTTTTAGTAATGTATTTGATTCATCAGGATTTAAGTTGTCCATTATATCTATTGCCTTTTTAGGTAAACTATTTACTATTTGTTTGTATAATTCATTTTTATAGCTGTTAGATATTGCTTTTTGCGTTTGGATTGCCATAGCTTCTTTAAATGGCATCAAATTTTTATCTGCTCCACCTCGTGCTCTTCTTAATGTACTACCAGATTTTACTTCATCAGTATCACTTGGCACATAATTTTCATCTAAATATTGCATTTCATAAAACGGTGTATAAAAATCATACTTGCTTAATATATTATCTGCAGTTTCTTGAGAAACAATTCCACTATTTACTTGTCTCTTTAATAAATTTTTAGTGTAATTATTTGCTTCTTCTTTACCAACAAGAAAATCAGGATTTTCTTTTTCATAATCTTTAACAATTTGTATAGATTCTTCCATAGGTACTTGACTACCTACTCCATTTTTATGTCTTTCTATGTTTGATAAATGAAACAAATAATCATTAAATATTGTCCCTCTGCCATCTTTTTCATATTTTGCAAAAATATTATTTAAAGCTGGACCTATCGGATTACCAAATTCATCAGTTTGGACTGAATTTAGATTAGCCTCTATTTCTCCTTGCATGTTGTTGATTTCATCGCCCCAAAATTTAATGTCATTATTTTTGACAATTTTGGATACTCTATCTATTTCATAGTTTCTGTTCTCTGCAAACTCCAAAACCGAACGTATCATTGCATTAACGTTAAACTTAGTATAATGTTGATTGTATAATCTTTTTAACTGTTTATCAGTAAGTTCAATATTGTTTTCTTTTGCTACTTCTTTAAGTCTATCTCCCTCTTTTTCTAAAAAGGCTTGTGCCATTACTTCAGGATCTAGTTTGTCTAATTCTTTAGCCAGTTTACTTACTTCATCGTTAGTAATTGGTTCGTTAGAAAAAGAACTATCATCTAGTTCTTTTGTGCTATTTGTCTTCTCACTTTCAATAGATTGTCTATTCTCATTAATTCTTGATTTTTGTTGTTCGTTTGAAGATAATTCAACATCATTTTTGCTTGTTGTTCTGTTTTTAGTGGATTCAATATTGCTATTAATAAGTCCCTTGTCATATTCGGCACTTCCAGTAAATAATCCATTATTTTGTTTCTTAATTCTTTCATCAACATCACTCCTTACGCCATTTTCTATTTCTTCAACGTTTGTAATTTTAAATGTATTATTATCATGATTTATTATATCTAAATCATAAGAGTATTTATCATCATTAAAAGAATAACTATTCAACCCTAAATTTTGTGCTTCCAAAGCATATTTAGAACCAAGTTTAATACTTTTTTTCATCCTATTATAATCCAAGTTGAAAAAATCAACATTATCATTATATTTAGCAAATGATTTTTTTCTAGGATCATTTTCTATTGCCTCTTGAATAGTATTAAATTTTCTCTCAATTACATCATTATTATACTCTAAATCTGTCAAATTTTCAATATTATTAGATATATTGTTTTCGTTTAAATAATTTTCAATGACTTCTTTATATTTTTGTTCGGCTTTATCTATTTCCTGAGTAGTTAAATCATTATCATAACCCTCGTAAACAAGTTCTATTGTATCTAAGAAGTCGTTTACATTTTTTTGAGTAGGTTTTTCAATGTTGTTTTCTTCAAGATACTCTTTAAAGTTTTCAATCATTGAATTTTCATCAAGCATATTTTGTTGTATGTTTCTTTCTATAGCATCAGCCACATATTCAGTTAAATTGTCTGTTTTAGTTATTTTATTTACATTTCTTAAGTTATCGTTGTTTTCTATTACATTTTGAATATATCTGTTTTGTGCTTTTAATTGACTTATTTCTCCAACTCTTATGTCAATAGCATCGTTTATCTTTTGCCTTTGTGTTTCAGTTGTATTTAATGTCTTATTTTGATTAAGAGTCATTGCTTCTTGTATCTTATTGTTGATTTCTTTTTTGTTTTGATTTAGTTTTTCAATTAAGTTATTAATAGTTGTTTGTTCTACTTTGGTGTTTGTTTTATTTTTTGTATTTTTTATATCGTTTTTAGTATCAATATTTATATTAGGATTATTTATTACATAAGATGGTGTGTTCATAACTGCTGAAGTTAATCCACCAGCAATACCAGCTTCCAAGTTTTCTTTTGAAAAAAACTTTACTTTGTTTTTTTCATCTAACAAAAGATTAGCCACTATTGGTTGTAAATATTCTTGTAAATATTCTTCAGTAAATTCTCCTCCTGAATTAACTACTTGTGCTACTAGTTTTTGTACTGCTGGATTAGATGTTACTTTTTGAGGTATAGATTCTGCTAGTTTTCCTGATACAAAACCTTTACCATATACCCCTGAAATACCACCTAATACTTTACCTAATGCAGATTCCAATGTACCTATTGCAACACCGTAAGCGACAGCTTGTTTATCAGATTTGTTTTTTGTTTTTGCTTCTTTATACGAACCTGATCCTGCTTGTAGTCCCATCAAAACATTACCACCAGCTGGTGTTGTTATCGCACTAAAAGCGTATGATGGCAACATACCACCAACACCCTCAGCAACATTACCTGCTGTTTTTTCTAAACCACTTTTAGCATTTTCTCTAGCTCTTCCTCCACGTATTGTTGCTTTACCTGGATAATATGAATCTTTAAACAAATTTTCTAATGCTGATGTTGTTCCTGCAATTCCTCTTTTAAATACTCTTTCTGATGCTTTATCATAGTTTTTGCTGTCTTCTAAATAAACTTCTGCAAAATCTTTGTTGTATTGTTGTTCATCTTGTTTTCTTTTTAATTTTTTTTCTTCTTTTATTAATGTTTTTAATTGTTTGTCGTTATTAACATTTCTATAATTATCTCTTTGTTTTTCATATTCTGATTTAGCAGGTTTCTTATTTTTAGCATCATTTATTAAATTATTTGATATATCTTTGTTTGTTGTTTTTGGTTTTTCCATCAACTTTGAATTTTTACTTTGTAATTCAATAGTTCTTTTTGCTGATTTTTCTTGTAATGGTTTTCTTTTTGCTTGTATATCTTGTATCTTTTTTGACGATTCATTTCTGAATTTTATCAACTCTTTTTTTTGTTTTTCTCTTTCCACATATTCTTTATGTGCTTTTTCATAATTAAGAGGTGTACTTTTTACTTTAGTATTTTTATCAGATTTTGTAGTTGTGGTTTTCACATACTTGTTTTCACTCTGATTAATTAAAGGATTACTTCTTGTTATTGTTGTATTCCTTTTTAATGGAGTTGATTTTGTAGTTGTTGTTCTATTTAATGGTGTTGTTTTACTGCTTGTTTTTACAACGTTTCTTTTTAGAGGTGTTGTCTTTGCAGTCTCTTTTTTCTTCTTCTTTTTATTATCATTAACACCCAACAACTTCTCTATTCTTTTTAAGAATTTCATTTTTTACCTCCTTTTTGATGTTTTTATCTTATTGTTCTGTCAAACACACTTTTTACTGATGGTGCAAACCATCTCCAATTAAATATAGATTTCTTTTTATTTGCTTGTTTTTGTTTCTTTAAATATTGTTTATGTAATTTTGCTTGTATCTTTGCGTTCATTGGTGTGCTCTTTGGATTTTCTTTTTTAGCTTTTGTTGTAGGTTCTGTATCAGTAAAGCTATATCCTCCTCTTGAGCCTCCACTTGATTTTGTTGTTGCTTTTGCTTTCTTTTCTGCTTCTTGTTCTTTTTTGTAGTCTTCGTATCTTCCTAACCAATTCATGTAGTTGTCATATAGTGCTTTGTTTCTATCTGCTTCAGTTTCTTGAAGTTCTGTATCTCTACTATTTATAGCATTTGCTATTTGACTATCTAAATTTGCTAATGCTAAATCTCTTTGTGTGTTTATGTTTCCAACATTGCTTAAATAGTTATTATTAGCCCTTATACCCATACTTTCTGCATATCCACTATTTCCTAGTCCTGCTCTTGCTAATTGCCCTTGTGTAGCACTAAATGGGTTTATAGCGTTCATATAGTTTCTATATGCTTGTCTTCCACTAGATAAAGCATTTGCTTGTTGTACTTGTTTATCATTTTGAAATTGATTTATATTGTTTTGATATTTTGCTTGTATCCCTTTAGCCAAACTATCATAACTTGAATCTATGTTTGAATTAGTTTTTGCTAAACTTTCTCTTAGTCCTGATAACCATTTCTTACTTTGTTCGTAATAGTTATCTGCCATTTTACTCATATTTTATTCCTCCATTTCCTTTAAAAAATCTCTATATGATAAATAGTTTTGATTTATTTGATAGAAATTATCATACAGTAAATCAAATCTTTGTTTTGTTGCATTTGCTAAAGCTATGTTATTTGTTGCTTTTGCTACTGCCATGTCTTTATCAATTCCTTGTAGTATAGTCGCAGTTGTTCCTAGTGCTTGTTCACTTACATTTCTTGCTGTGTTCATTAAATTAATTGATGATGTTTCGCTTAATTTTCCACCTAAGCCTTTAAATCCTCTATTGTCATTTATTTGGTTCATATTAGAAGAAGAGTTTGTTACTTGGCTAGGTTGTGTTAAAGCATCGCTACTTCTTTGACTTCCTATGTTTTGATATTCTTGTTTTACTTTATTCATACGATTAACTTCATTGTTATATAGATTATTTGCATAATTACTAACTAGACTTTCATTTTTCTCAAGTCCTGTAGCCATTTTGTTTAAATTGTCTCTATATGGTTTAGTTAATCCATATTTTTGTTTTGTATATGTTCTCAATGCCATTTTTTCTCTCCTTTCTAAGCCTTAATAATATAATTTACTACTGCGTATGGTTGTAGGTTGTTATGTGCTCCTCCACCACCTGTAGATTGAGTTGTTATTGCTCTTGATGATGAAGCTTCCCAGTGTATAGTACCTCCACTTGTTCCTCCACCATAAGCGTCTCTAGTCCATAATCCGTGTGTATGGCTAGGCATTTCAGGTATTGTTAATGTGTGTGTCTTTTCTCCACCTGTTTTACCTAGTGAATTAAACTCAGTTTGTGATGAATCTAGACCAACTATTACTTTACCTTTAAAGTTAGGTAGATTAAATGTAGTTTCTCCATCTCCACCACCGTATGTTGTACCTATTGCTTCAAACAAACTAGCGTATGTTGTTCTTGATACAGCCGAACCATCACATATTAACCATCCGCTTGGTGCTGTGTCTCCTCCAAATGGTGTTATTAATCCAGTTGGTAATAGGTTTTTAAGCTCGTCTATTAGGTTGTTGTACTTAGTCTTAATGTTTTGTCCTGCTTGGTCAAAAGTACCCTTTAAAACGCTTGGTTCAAGTTGTGGTTGGTTGTCTAGTTGACTAACTAAATTAACTTCGTTCAAATTTATTTTATAATCATCTAATGCCATGTTCTCTCTCCTCTCTATAACTCAAAATCATTGTTTTTTGCTTTCATGTATCCGCCTAAGTATGCTTCAAGTGTTGCATTAAATATTCCAAATGGTTTATTTAATTCATCACTAAAAAAGACAAGTTGTATTTGTCCCCATTTTTTAGCTTTAATCTTAAACTTCATTTGACAATCATCGCCTGTGTTAAATGCGAAATCATCAGGTAAAAAACTTAAGTTAGCAAAATCAAATCCGTTTGATACAAATTTGCTTATTGCTTTTTCTATCATACTTCTGTTATCGTATTCTTTTAATTTAACCATGCTGTTTTGCATTGTTTTTAATTTTGCTACTCCACCTTTTTTGTTTGTTGTTTTAACGTGGTTGTTACTTCCAAAATCATCTAGCGGTGTAGCCCACTGAGAATATATTACTCTACCCTCATCGTTATATGTGTTTTCAGTAAATACACACACAGTACCGTTTTTACATCCAAAGAATAGTGTGTCGTCATATTCTTTTAGTAATGTTGCTTCTTTAAAGTCTGATGATACTTTTGTTTTGCCCTCATTTGCATATGTTCCTATCTCATCCCAATAGTACCACTCATACTCAGTTTGTCCTGTTGTATCGTTAGCGTATTTTTGTCTTGAATCTGCTAAATAACAATGTCCATTTACTAACATTACTAAATATCCTTGCCACTCTTCTAAATATACGTTGTGTAGTTCTGGTTCATTTATAAACTTACCATCAATTAGTGTAGAACGGTGTTCGCTTGCTCTTTCTAAGTTAAGGTTTAGTTTAGTTATACTTTCAAGTCCTCTTTTAGATACAAACACAGGGTCATCTAAAAAGTTTCTTGCTCCAAATTGTCCAACACATCCTATACCTGCAAGTCCTTGCTTTGCTGGATATGTTGTTGTTATTGTGTTTGTTGTCTCACTATCAGATCCTGTTGTAGTTGTAGTAGTTGTTGTTGTACTTGTTTCGTTTGTTTCTTTTACACTGTGGTAAAATACTGTGTTTTCTTGTTGGTCATCTTCTTTTATTACTGCTAAGCTGTCCCCTATTCTTATAAGTGAGTTTATTGGTACGTTATCTGTTCCATCTTGATAGTAGTTAATATCAGGTATGTATTCAGGCGAATTTAAAGCACTATGAAATAATGCGTTGCAGTAATCGGTATTACCACTAAAGAATACTCTATTGTCGTATATACAACTCATAGTACATTTATTTATTCTGTCTGCGTATCCACTAACTGTCTTTTTAAATGTTATTATTACGTTATCTGCATAATCGTTTTGACTTGGACTTGCTGGTGCTGTTGCAAATGTTACTGTTCCTGCTGTTGCGTCAAAACTACTTATTGTTGCACTTGTTCCTCCAACTGTTGCTGTTGGTGTAAAGCCTGAATCAATGTTTGTAACATCCAACTGATATGTCTTTGTTGTTCCATCCCCTCTAAAACTATTCTTTCTTAGAGGTGTTAGTACGTTTACATCTTGATACAAGCTACCTCCACCGCTTGGTGTTCTTGTTATTGATGTTGTTGGTACATATGCTATGTTGTAGTTTGGACTTGTTCCCTCTTGATTTGCATTGTAAACATATTTTAATGCTTGTGCTCCAGTCGGATCATAATACAAGTAGTTTGTTCCATCGTTTATAAATAGTCTTGTTGTTGTAGTTTCTCCTGTTCCTGTTATGTTATACACAAATGATGATGATTTCCTAGATGCCATGCTACTAAATAACACTGGCATATCTGATTTTGCTTCTGCATCTGGATAATCATCCCACAAATACATTTTTGTACCTGCATGTACTAACACTCTTAATGTGTCAGTCTTAATGTAGTGTATTCCGTATATTTCTTCTTCCATCTCAAGTAATGTCTCAAATCCTGGTCTTGTTTCAACTGGTTGCCCCTCATTGTTCTTGTAGTTTTTATACATATTAACAGATTCAGGACTTCTGTTTCTTTGTACTATTGACGGATCATTTGAAAAGTCTACACCTGCTAGGCTGTAATAGTTTCTTGTTATTGGTGTCTTTGGAGTCCAACTTGGTATTTCTGCCATTTTTACACCTCCCTTATATGTTTCCTAATATTTGTATTATTGACAATGAATTATCATCGTCATTTTTTGTTGTGTTTAGTATTTCTAATTTTGCGTTGTATTTTGCTTCAAAAGCTGTGTAGTTTGCTGATACATCACTCTTTAACACATCACTTGCTACATAATAAGGTAGTATTGTTAGTGCTTCAGGATTCAACTCTAACTCAAAGTCGTCAGGTGTATCATCATCTATTAATGTAGGATATTTAAAGTAATTTACTACTACTTCGCCTACATATGAGCTAGGTATAAGTATTTTTCCACCTAGTTTTTTATAATCCTCTAGTTTGCTACCTCTATATGTTACATAATTTAGTTGATAGAAATCATCTGGTAATGTATATTCTAACCACTTTTGATATGCTGGTATTGTTGATACTCCACTAAACTTAGCGTCATATATTGCTATATTTCTAAATGAGTAGTAGTATTCTCCACCAAACACTATTGTTATTTGTCCTGCATTATCTAAAATGCCCTTATAAGTTGCAAATTGTGTGTTATCGTTGTTTTCTATAACTATATCTTCCATGCCATCTTGTTTTATAGTTATTGTTGCTATACCTTTTACTTGAAAATAGTAAGTTCTTCCGTATCCTGTAAATGTTATGTCATCTTTGTTGTGTGTGTACAAGTCATCTTGTTCTGTTCCTAATGCGTTTACTGGTATGTCTTGGCTTAGTGATACTTGAGAATTAATCTTACTTATTTGTGATAGTTCAATTTGTGCTATGTTAAATAGACTATTTAGTTTGTTCTTGATGTCGTTGTCGTCAGTTATTTCACTAGATGATGAAAACTCATCTATCAACTTAACTGCATCTTGTTTTAATTGTCCTAGTGTCATTGTATACATATTTCATCCCTCCTATTCAAATTCTTTTAGTGTTTTTATATCTTCTAGTGCTTCATCAACACTAACAAGCTCATAATTTGGTAAAAAATAGCCTCTTTCTTCATCAAATTGCAGTACTACTCCCTCATCTAGTGTGATTTTACCTGTGCTTAGGTATTCATACTTAGATTTTGGTGTTTCTCCTACGTCTTTTAGTTCTATTTCTAATACTAATTTGTTTAATTTTTGTTTTACTTTCTCATTTTCGTACGTAAATGTAGTTTTTTTGTCTACTCTTACTCCCTCTACCATATCTATTACTGGTTTTAATATAAATCTTTCGTTTTTCATTTAATTACTCCTTTTTTAAGTTATTTTCTATTATTTTTATATCTTTTTCTTCATCTATATCACATGTGTAATCATTGATAGTACAATAATTGTTATAGTTTATTTCATTTAATGGTGTCTTTTTTATTACTTGCCACAATTCCCATGCTATTGGGTGTCTATTAAACATATGATTGTTAAACAATTCTTTAACTTTTTCTATTGAATCTTTAAAAAGATTAGTATCTACAACCTTAAATCCAAATGGCTCAGCCCAATTCTTAGAATAATTGTTAGCAAATGGTGGAGCTGACGCAAAAAACTCTATACTATCTGTTTCTGTTTCTACAATTTTCTTTATTGCTTCATCACTGTAAAAAACATCGCCTAATAAATAACAAACTGGTTCATCTGTAGGATAAAAAGCATTTACCCAATATCCTGTACCGTTTATTCCTGAAGTAAAGTTGTTATCATGTTTTAATATAGGTACTCCAAGTGAATCAAACATAGAATTATTAGCACTTATATATATATCTTTTATGTTGTTTTCTTTTAACAGTCTTATTGTTCGCTCTACTAGTGATTCGCCATTAACTATTGATAGTTGTCTTGGTTTTTCCCATGTGTTGTAAACACCACCACACATTATTATGTATTTCACGATGGTTTTATCACTCCATTTCTAACTTTCCATGATAGTGAGTTTTCTCTTGGATAGTTGTAGTGTTTTACTAATATATCTGTAAACTTCTCAGTTGGTTTCTTTTTAAGGAGTTCATTGTAGTAATAATAATCTTCACACGCTTTTAAGTCATCGTATCTTGTATCTGCTATGAAGTTTCTTCTTATAAACTTAGTATTTCCACAATAATTTGTTTTTGTATTGTTTGTTAGTCTAAATACAGTACCATCATTAGTGCGTAAGTTAAAATACACTATATCTGTGCCATCTAATTCATCTATGCACTCGTTAAATGCTTCGGTGTAAAAATAATCATCTGAGTCAAGTTCTACTATATATTCTCCTGTTGCGTTATCTAATCCTACATTTTTTGTTAGTCCTACCCCTTTATTTTCGTTGTTGTTATAAATAATTAAACTTCGTTTGTCGTTTCCATGCCTGTAGTCGTAATTTATCAGATTCTTTTGTGTGTTATCATCTGATGCGTCATTTATTACTATTATTTCTATGTCTTCTCTATCTGGTATGCTATCAAGTGCTCTAATAACTAAGTCTTCTTGATTATATACAGGTATTATTACGCTTACTTTTTTGTTTTTAGGTTTCCACACATCATTTTTTACTAATAATTCAGTTTCTTTAAATTCATACGTTGATTTTCCTTTAGCTAACTCTTTATCCCACGAGTCGTTTTTAGGCTCATATTCAAACGTTAGTCTGCTGTTGTATATTTTATCAATGTCCACGTTTTTCATCTCAAAATCAACTATAAATCCGTTCTTACCGTCTATTACGCCCACTTCATGAATAACTGGCATGTCAGTAACAATAACTGGTGTTCCTAACTTCAAACTTTCTACTACTGAATAGCAATATCCCTCAGCGTTTGATAATTGCACTAAATAGTCAGCATTTTGTATCCATCCTCCAATATCTAGTGTTGGTTTCATATACACCATGTGAGGATTGTCTATACCATCTGTATCATCCGTAAAGATATACCAAATATAAGGTATGTTTTTTTCTTCCAACATGTTAGCAAGTTCTATCATCCTGTGTTTTCCTTTATCGGATGAGAGTCTTGTTGGACTAATTAGTGTAAGTACTCTTTTTGGTTCATCTAATACAAATGGATTGTATATTACATCTGCTTTTTCTCCTGTTAATTCATACCATCCATCCGCTACTGTCTGACTTACTGCTATTCTTCTTGTTATCTTCTCGTGTGTAGGTGGCTTTTCTATCATTTTTCTATAGTCTCCATGCAATATCTGTATGTATTCTTTTGCCTCTACGTTATCTATGATGTCAATATTAAAATTGAAGTATGCTTTATCACATTTGATTTTTTCTCCGTTGTATTGAATACATCTTACATACTTCTTTATCCTATTTATTTGGTTTACATCTCCTCCACCATAATAAATAGTTATGTCCCAGTCTTTATATAAACGAGCGAGATTATAAAAAAAGGTCTCAATTCCACCTATTTGGTTTAAATAACCAAAATAAAATATGTTTTTTATTTTTGTTCCCTCCTTTAAATCTGCTCTTATAACAGACTTAAAAAGGGGAACAAATCCCCTTTTTATTAATGAGATGCTGTAGTGTCAGGCACTTTGATAACTTGTATTCTGTTTTGGTCTATAACTTTAGCACCAAAAGTATCTAATCCACGTACTACATCTTTAAAGAATTTTTCACTTCTCATTGATTCAACATTGTTTATTTGACCAGCAAAAGCAATAGCTTTTTTACCTCTTATATCACAGTAAGCATAGCTTCCATCTTTTCTTAAGTTGTTTGACATTATTACATCAAATCCATCGTATACACCAACTTTACCTTGTTTGATGTATTCTGGGTTGTCAGTAGATAGAGATATTAATTTACTCTTGAAAGCATTAAATACTCTTGGAGTAATTTCAATAACTCCATCTTCGTCAAAGTTTCTTTCTCTTAATGCAACGATAGCTTCGTCTATAGCAGCTTGAACATAGTCAGCTGTAAGTCCAGTAGCTGTAGTTACATTTGTAGCGTTTTTGATTAATGTTGCTACATAGTAATCACGTTTAGTTGCTAAACCGTGTACTGCTTTCTTTTGATATTCTTCTGGTAATCCAGGTACGCTTTGTGCTTTGTCAATGTCATCTACATAAAATGCAAAGTAATTAGCTTGGTCAATTACTAAATCTTGAGATTTATCAGCCATATCTTCTACAGTTATACCGTCAGAAGTTACACTTGTATAATCTCCGATTGTTGGGTCGCCAGCTGCTAAAATCTTAACAGTTCTTGCGTAATCACAATCTCCTTCATATGTAGTAGTACAATTTTTAACTAGTTTACATTTCATTTCTAGTTCGTCTTGAATCTTTTTACTCCAAATTGTTTGAATAAATTTAGAGTTTGGATGGTTTACTGCCATTATTATCACTTCCCTTTCTTTTTATTGTTTGGCATGTTGATAGGGATATAATAATTACCACTTAGTCATTGAATCACATATTGCTTTGTACAAGTCTGGATTCTCATCTAACTGTTTTCTTGTAAATTGTTTAGCTTCTTCAGGTGTGTAAAAGTCTTTTACAACACTGCTTCCGCCTTTTGATTTAACAGATCCAGTAGACTTTGGCTTTTGTGGTAGGTCGCCATTTAGTTTTTGATAGTACTTAACTATCTTGCTAACTGGTACGTCTTGACTCATTTCGCTAGCAAATTCTAAAAACTTTTCATCCGCCATCATTTTGTCAGCGTCAAGTCCAAGTTTTGTAAATTCTTTTCTAGCGTTCTTTAGAGAGGCTTCTCTCCCTATCATTTCCATTTCTTTTTCCTCTCTTAGAGTCCTGTTAGGTTTTTCATAAAGTTCTGAAAAACGTTCCTCCATCGCCATATCTCCCATTTCAATTATCTCTTCGGCATCGCTTTTTCCTAGGACTGCTTGCTCTCTATCAGATAATGTGAAATCAGATTTATACTCTGGTACTTCAATTCCTTGTTCCTTATAACTATTTCTAAGCTCATTGTCTAAGTCTTCAAGGCTATTTCCCTCAAATCCTCCTGCTCTTAAAGTTTGAATAAACTTTTGCTCTTTGTTCTTGTAAGAACGTTCGGCTCTAGTTAGTCTCTTTTTAAGCATTTTTTCAACTTGGCTCTTAGTATAAGTTGGTTCTTCTTGCTCTTCCTCCTCTTGTTCCTCTTCATACTCTTCTTGAGTATCTTCTTGTTCTTCTTGTTGTTCTTCAGTAGTTTCTTCTACTTCCTCTTCAACTTCTTCTTCAACGTTTGGCTCGTTGTTAGTTTCTACTTCTTCAGTAAATACTTCTTCTTCCATTTTTTCCTCCGCTATTTAAAGTCTAGGCGACTGTTATCTCATCTGCTTTTATTGACTTCTTATGGTTGGTCTATATAAAAAAAGCAGTTATTCTGCTTTCTTTTCCACTGTTATTGTGTTTCCACATTTAGGACATTGGTAAGTTATCATTTTGTCCGATTGGCTCATTACCCTCATTTCCACTAGCGGACATGTTTGACAATTCATTTTCTCCACCTACCATTTCTTGGTCTAATCCTACATCTATTTGTTGATTAGACATTTGAGCTTCCATATTTTGTTTTTTAAGCATCATATCCATTTCTTGGTTGTTTATTTGTTCTTGTGCTTTTTCTCTATCGTCTAGTATGCGTTCTAGTTTGTCTTTAGGACTTATTGAATCATTTGGTAACGCTTCAACATATTCTTCAAATGTTATCATACCGCCTTGTAATAATCCCTCTAGACTTTGTTCTTCTGCATACTTGCTATATGGATTTGCATTTGATATATCTACTCTGATACTTGCTTTTAATCTTTCAAGTACTGTTGGATGTATTACTTCTACTATTGGTTCATCAGGTAATTCATCTATCTTAGGTTGCATAAATCTTGGTTTAGCTGATGGTTCTTGTATTTGTGGTTTTCCATATACAAGCTCTTTTGTTTCTTCGTCTGGTTCTTCAATAACTATTCTCTTGCCGTCTTCTCCGCTTGTATGTGTCCACATATCAAACCATATTCTTGCTAAGTCTTCTACAAACTTCTTGTATCCTGCTACGTTTAAGTTTAGTGGTAATACTGCGTTATCTCTTACTGCTATTATTGCCTTACCACTTGCATTTTCTGGATTAGTTAAACCTAATGCTACATCTCCTGCTCCTGCTAACTCTCTTGTATCTTGTGTTAGCTCATCATTTAATGCTTTTGCGTCAGGGCTTATTTGTACTGGTCTTAAGTAGTCAACTGCTTTTGATACTTGGTCTATGTTTTTACCCTTAATACCTATTCCAACACCTACTTTAGATAAGTCTTGTGGATTTGCTATTGATTCTGTTAAGTATGCTAGTTTAGGATAACTTGCTAGTGTTACTGCAACGCTTCTTCTTGCTAGTATCTTGTTGATCTCTATTTGATTGTTTATTAAGCTTTCAGGTTCTCCCATGCTTCTTAACATATTCTTTAGTGTTATCCATCCGTAATGTGCTACTGGATATAAAGTGCATTTAGTGTCAAACTCTGGTTGATATTCTACCTTTTTAACACTCTTTGTTACGTGTATTGTTCCATTTTTCTTATAAAGCTTTAGTATACACAAACATTTACCTAAGTCTGTGTCTACTTCGTTTTTGTCTCCTGTTTGTTCTGATGTGTCATTGTCCCTCACTATTAGTTCAATATCAGATTCTTTTATTCCGTTCTCTCTTGCTTCTTCTCTTATTTGACTAACTGGTCTTCTGAATTTAATCAATATGTATTCTTGATTTTGTATTTCAGGGTCGTTTTCATCACTGAAGTATATATCAGTGTCGTTAATCATTTCCACTTGCTCTTTGCCATTGTCGTCTATGTATGTATAAACGTATGCATCCCCACTTACACATGCTTCTTTGATAATATCCCATTGCTTAGCGTCCATGTTGTTGTTTTCCCATATCTTAGCAGTGTATTTGTTTAATAGTTTAAATTCTCTATCTGCTTGGTCTTTAAATGATGTTCCCTCTATCATCTTTAAGTCTTCATCACTAAAGTTAGCACTTGAGTATACTATTGATACAGTGTTTTGACTTACAACACCTATTTTGTAATCACATATTGGTTTTATTATGTTCTTAACTGGCATTGACATGTCTCCTGATTCAACACCTATCCATTGTCTACCAATATAAAAGTTGTTGTTTTTTTCTATTTGACTGTATCTTGTTAGTACTGATAAGTAATTCTTACCTCTTTCGTACTCTTTCCATGTTTGTGTTAATCTTTCGTCTTCTTTCACTATTTAACCTCCTTTTGTCCTTGTGCTGTTCCGTTATAGTTGTTTATGTTGTCTAGTATTTGATTTAGTTTATTTATGCTTTTGTCTTGCTCTACCTTTGTTTTGTGTTCTTTTGTAAATGGTATGCTCTCTTTTTTTATTTCAGGCAGTTTTATATCTTCTTTTCTAGACAGCTTTTGTCCTATAACTATACCCATAAAAAAAGCAACGATTATTAATACCATTGCTACTATTGATACTATCTCCATTTATTCCTCCCTATATTACTTTGATTTCTATTCCGTAGTCTCCTTGAGATGGAGCTTTTGGTCTCATGCTTTCAAAGAAGTCTTTTACTTCTTCTTTTTCTTCTTCTTTGGCTTTCATTTCTTGTTGTTCTCTAATGTAGTGTGATATTGCTAGTGCCATTACCAAGTCATCATGTGCTCCCTCTTGAGCTTCTGGTCTTCCTTTTTCGTTTCTTACAAACGTTAGCATTTCTTCAAGCGTCTCTTTGTCGTTTATTTTGTTAATCTCTTCTCTTGCTATCTCTACTAGCCCTGCTATTATTACAGGTCTTGTTGTTGCTGTTGTCTTAAATCCAAATGCTTTTACTATCTTGTTTGAGAAAGTATCCTCTCTCTCTCTTACGTATTGGTTGTCATATCCTAATCTCTCTAGCTCTTTTATAGGGAAGCTACTAAAATTGGCTTCAATTCCTATTAAAGCATTGTTAAAATACTTTCCTAGACAGTACATTTGTTTTGTATATAAGTCTTCATCCATTTGGTGTCTTAATACTGCTATTTGCTCTCCTGTTGTATTATCTAGTACTTGCCCTATGAAGTAGTCTGAGCCATCTCCTGCTGTATCTCCACCTATTACGTACGGATACCTCTCTTTTACGTCTTTGTATATTTTAATATATCCTTTTTCATCATCCACCCACTTTATGTTTGTTATCTTGTCCTCTACGTTGTCATCGTAGGTGTAAATAAAATAGCCTCTCTTTATTGGCTGTGTTATCACTGCTAATCTATTTATTATTGTTTCTTCATTAAAAATACAATTTCCACTTGTTTTAAATGCCTCTTGTGGATTTATAGGATATTCTTGTTTAAAATCTTCTGTGCTACCTCCACAATTATTAGCAATGCACCATCTCCTCCACGTTAATTGCTCTAAAGATAGATTGTAAATTTTTTTTAATTCTTTTTCTTCTTCTGTTAATTCAAAACCAGTATATGGCATTTTATATTCTTCAAGCTCGTTCCATCCAACAAACAACGGAATAAAATCACTTTCTCCGTTGCAAGCCATATCCCACAATTCTTTAAAATAATCAAAACCATTTGCTGTTGATTCTATAATAATCATAGTGTTTGGCAAATTAGGTACTGCTTGAAATAAACCAGTTAAAGTATTTTTCTTTTCTCTCCAAAAAGCTAATTCAGATATATGCAGATTATTAAAAGTATCAGATCTTCCAACACCATCACTTCCAGCTGTCATACATTTGATTTTACTTTTTAAACCTTTCCCATCATCGGTGTCAAAAACCAATTCTTTTGCGTTGCTTGCTTTTTTTGATGGTTTTAATTCAACTGGTAAATTGTCATACATCCTCTTACTCATATTAAATAAATTTGTAGTAGAATCTTCTTTGTGTGCAATTATTCCAGTGTTTACATTAAATTTAGTAGCAGTTTCTTTAAACAATATTGATTCAGTTAATGTACTAAATCCCATTTGCCTTGCTTTAAGTATTATTATTCTAACTGGCTTTTTTAATCTCTTTTGTTGTTTTATTATTTCATAAAGTTTTTGCTGTGGTTCGTTTAATTTGAAGTTAATAATATTACCAGCTTTATCTCTTATCTTTATGTGATTTTCAATATATTTTTTTGTGTTAATATTCATTATTACCAATCACATCTTTTAAAGCTTGTTCATAAGAGACGTTGGCATCCATTTTTATTTTGTCAGTAGGTTTTTGTCCTATAGTATCTCTATACACCTCAAAACCTTTGTCAGTGTTTTTGGCTCGTTTAATTACATTATCAAGCATTTCATCTAAATCTTTTGCATTTGTTCTCTCTAGCAATAACTCTTTTAATAATTTTTTTTCTTTTTTTGCTTGAGTTGATGCTTTTTGTCCTTTTATCTGGTCTTCTTTTGTAAGTTTGTGATTCAAATGTTCCGTCTTAGGGTTTGGATTTGCCATATTACTAACCTCCTATTTGTAATTTTAACTACCTTTGAAAACCCCTCTAAAACTCGTTTTAATGTAGTTATCAGTTTTTCCTCTAATTTCTCCCATAATAAAACCACTCTAATTGAGTGGCGATTGCGTAAAAAAGGATATTCTGATGTATCCTAATAATCTAGTGCCATAAGCACCACTGAATAGATATTTGGTAGGTTTAGAATATAATGTAGTTAAGACCTATTCAAAAATATCTACTCAATGCTACCTATGGTAGCACGAAGTTAAAGGTTGATTCAGTGAGTTTAAATTCTCACATTATCATATTACCACATAAAAAGTATCATTTTCGTATCATTTTCGTATCATCTTGTTTGTGTGTGTTTGTTGTAGATTCTGATACATTGTATCCTGCTGTAGTTTGTTGCTTTAGAGATGTTGTCCCACTTCATCCCTTTGTCTCTTAGTGATACTATCTTTGCTTTTAGTGGTTCATACTCTCCCATTATCTTTAATTCGTTCTCTACCCATTTTGATAAGTTAGTTATCCTCTCGTTTAAGATACTTATTACTTGCTCTATCTCCTCTAAATTCTCAACATACTTCTCTATAGGGTTGTTCTTCTTTCCTCCCTTTATAGGCTCTTTATCGTATTTAAAAGACTGTGGTTGTGTCATTTGAAATAATATATCCCTGTCTCCCATAAAGATTAATAAGTCGTTGCTCATCTTGTTTATTTCTCTTGTAGCTAAGTCTATAGTTAAATTGCTGTAGTCTATGTCTAATAGTTTGTCTAAATACTTTTTATACTTCTTCATCATATTTTCTCCTTTTTTACAATTCAACCTTACCCCTATTATTTTTATTCTCCTTTTAATATTACCAAAACTTCATCAATGTTGCGTCCAGACCCATCTTCAAAATAGTCATCTTCAATTAACTTTATTGCTTTATCTATCCTGTCTTGCAAATCATCCAGTTCATTAATAGTATTTTCTATGTCGTATATTGCTCCAGGATATTCACTTTCTTTATATGCAAATTCTATGCTTTCTTTTATTTTATTTATTGCTTTTTTATATTGAATCAGCTTTTGTCTATCTTTTTCTAAAAAACGAATATAGTTTTTTAATGTTTCACTTTCTACATCATCTAAAATAACACAGGCATCATCTAAAATATCTTCAACTCTTTTAATCATCTTCTGCCTCCCATTTGATTATTTTTTCTAATAAAAGCCCTATCATAAAGCCAACCATGAATCCAAACATAACTTTGGTGCTAAAGAATATCAGAATAAATGTTGCTACACTTAAACTAAACACACCTAATGCTTTTATTACTTTATTTGCCATGTTTTTTTCTCCTGTTCCAGTAATTCTTTAATCTAACAACCAAAGCTGTCTCGTATACACTCTTAAGTCCATCTTTGATAACAACGTTTTTACATACCTTACAAGTAGCACTTTCTTTAAAAGATGGTATTATCACGTTTGATTTACAGTGTGGACACTTGTATGTACTCTTTTGCATGTCTAGTGTTTTCTTTTTGAAGTCTTTGTCTCTCATTATTCCACCTCTTCCAATATTTTTTTTGCATCATTAAAACCTTTTTTAAAATGTTTGTTGTAATCTTCGCCCATACATTTAATATAAGTTGTTAGACTAAATAAAGGTATTATTTTATAAATTAAAGGAATAGTATTTAATAAAAAACCCTTATAGCCATATTTTTTAAATAACCACCTATTATATTTTTCTTTCATTATTCCACTTCCTTTAGTTTGTCTGCTTTCTTACGTGCTGTTGTTATTGTCTTACTTCCTTTGATGATGTCCTTGTATACCTCAACTAACTCCTCTAATCTCTCGTTAGCTTCTTCAAACTCTCTTTGATTCTGCAAGTCTATGATTTTATCATCCTGAAGTTTTAATACTTTATCGTTAAGCTCAATTACTTTTGCATTTAAGTTTTCGTTGTCTCTAGTTAATGCTCTTATGTCCTCGTCTCTTTTTTCGTATATTTGTAGTCTTCTTTTTAAGTGTTCAATGTGTAAACTTTGTTCGTCTATTTTTTCTACTAAGTCTCTTTTTGATTTAAAATAATATAAACAATTCATCTCTTTAACTCCTTATCTATTTTTCTAATTAGCATGTAGCAAATTATTTTTCTTGCTCCCACACTTTTTTTGTACTCAGCCTCAAACCTCCATTTTAAGTTTAATAATTTAACTTGCCTTTCCATTACTTCCTCCATAATGGTCTTAGAACCGCCAACCTTAGACCAAAAAAGATAATTAAGAAGATTTTCTATGAAAATTTATAAAAGTCAATAATAGGCTTACTTTATTGTTTTAGTTGTGATTTCAACATATACTTATTAATTAGGTGTAATAATAAAAATTGTCGTGGCGGTTTTCTGCTTTCGCAAGGTTTTTTAATTAAAATGGTAAATCTTCGTCTGTTAATTCTAAATCATCTAGTTGTACATTATCTCCAAAGTCTTTAAAAACATCTTCTTTGCTTTCTATTACTTCAGTTTCTATCTCTTTTTTTGTTTCTTTTTTTTCTAGTGGTTGTACAAACTCTACTTCATCAGCTACTACTTCAGTAAATGTTTTCTTAACTCCATCTACTTCGTAGTTTCTTGTTTGTAAACTACCGTGTACTAATATCTTTGCTCCTTTTTTTGTGTATTCATTTACAAACTCAGCTCTCTTGTCAAAAAACATTACATTGATAAAGTCAGTGTCATATTCTCCGCTTTTGTTTTTGTAGTTTCTTCTTACTGCTAAAGAGTTCCTTAATACTGCTTTATTGCTTGGTGTATACTTCAACTTATTGTCAAAGCATAAGTTACCTAATAAATGTACTTTGTTCATAATTCCTCCTTAAATTAGTTTTAATTTTGCTATTTCTTCAGGTGTTTTTGTTTCTATACCAAGTGTTTTACACTCGCTTATTACTCCATCTATGAAATGGCTCATCTCTTTTGTGTCATAATTGCTAGATCCCTTGTATATTTCATACTGGATGTAATCTCTATTGTTTTTCACTATCTTTGAAATAGCTTTAAAGTATTTAAAGTATCCTCTAGGGTCAATTTCACTAAGCATAAGAAGTCTTTCGCTTGGTGCGTATCTCTCTAACATACTTTGGTATACTTCTTCTTTAGAAGTCCCTAAAACACTCGCTATTTCATTTATCAGACTCCATGCATATGAGTTTTGACTAAGGCTTCTTTTTTCACGATGCTCTACTACGTCTACCTCTTTGTCAATTAGTTGTTCTAGGTTCCCATTTTTACAACTAATAACTGCCTTGTAGTCTCCATCCATAAAGTCTTTGTATACTTTAATTAATTTTATCTACAACACCCCCATATCTTTTTTTCCAATAACTGCAGTACTTACATACACTGCAATACTCTAAGCACTTTTTATCTTCGCCAGGTCTTTCTTCAATTTCGTATCCACTACCAAGTTCACTTAATAACTTCTTAGCGTCTAGCATATTGTCAAACACCCTGTGTGCTCTTTTGTTTCCAATTTTCTTAACTGCGTATTTGTCTCCGCTGTTGAATCTGTCTTTTAAACTACACATTGGTAACTCTTCATCTTTTACTTTTTCTAATTCTTTGATTTCTTTAAATTTCTTCTTTAGGTATTCTTCAATGTATTTAAAATCTCTTTCGCTAAAATTAAACATGATTCTCTTTACAGGATATTGAGGATAATCAGGTTCAAGTTTTGCTTTACTTGAGCTCCAGTCTTTCATAATTGCTATGATTTCGCCTTTTGTAACTTTGAATCCAATTTGTCTAAACATCCATCCGTAAATCAGTGTTTGTTTTTGCCAGTCTTCGTAATCTCCATAAATCACTTTCCAAGCAGAGCAAGTTTTATAATCCGTTACCTTTTCTTCTTTGTCGTTAAAAAGGTCTGCTCTACCACTTAAGAAGTAATCATCTCCCATAGGTATTTTTAGATATTCTTCTTTAAGTTCGTTTTCACTTTCTGTAGATTCTTCAAGTATCTTGTGGATTCCATTACCTATAATCATCCAGATCATATCTGCTACATCTTGTTCAACTTCTTTAAAATATCTTCTTTTTAGCATTGTCTCTCTAAGGCTGTCGCTTAATAAGGCTGTTACTGAGTATTGTTTGTCTTTGTATTCATAATCGCTCTCAACAGCACTTACAAATGGTTTTGGTAGGTTCATCTTATTTGTTATTTTCATTTTTTACCTCCTTTGGTGTTTGTAAAAATACTCTTTCGCCTTTTTGATTTTTAATTGACAAGCCATCTATTTCATTTTGTTTGTTGTAAGTAATCTTCTCTACATGAAATTTGTCGTTAGTTGTTAGTTTGCCTTTTGCATTTTTATGAATATCTACTTTTTCTTTTGGTAAGTAAATAAATGGTGCTGTGTATAGTTCTCTGCCTATACCCCAGTTGACACACGCTCTTTTAAAACTATCACTAGATTCGCCTTTCTCACTTTCGGTAAATGTTTCTTTTCCGCAATCCCATTTAGTTACCCAGTCATCTTTGTCTTTGTCGTAAATTGATACACCACAATAGATATTGCCTTTTAATTCTGTGTGTTCTCTTTCCCAGTTGTTTGCTCCAACTGTTTCATCTAGTATATCCATATCAACTCTAGCGTTTTTGTATAAAAGCAGTGTCAAATAGTTTTCTGCTATTGTCCCCACTCTTATTTCAATTTCATTTGCTTTTAGATTTCTGAATTTCATCCTTTAACTCCTCCTCTATTACTCACTGGCGTAATCTCTTACTTCTTTCCAGTGTTCGTATTTTTCATCATCGTTTGTTGCTCTTAGGTTGGTGTTTTCACTTCTTAACTTTCTTGCACATCTTTCTACACTTCCAAAAGTGTATAATCCTAAGTCTCTTCTGTAGTTGTCATTTGCAAATAGTTTGAAAAAATTAAAATCATTTGCTACACCATACTTGGTGCAATATAAGTAATATAAATTCATGTCGCTATCTCTAGCTTCAGGATATTTTTCTAATATCTCTTTGACTATTGGTTCTAACACATTTAACTTCGCCATAATTTACCTCAAAAATAATAATGTTTTGCCATTTTCTTCTGCTTCACTAATTTTATTTAAATTTTCTATTGCTTTTTCTTTGGAATTATAAACTCCCAATATGTTATAATCTTCTGCAACATAATTTCCACATCTTAATTCATATCTTCCTGTTTTATCTCCATTTTCATTAAATTCTGGATTAATTAAAATATCTTTTTTTGTAATATCTATAGCTATTATTTGCTTTTGATTTAATACTTTCATTTTTTATTCCTCCTTATAACTTTCTATTATTTTTTTTAATTCATTATGTTCTTCTTTTGATATTGGCTCTTTTTTTATTCTTTCGTCTAACCATTTTGGTCTTATACCTTTTTTATTCCATCTTTTTATTTTTTCTTCTTCACTAACAATAATTTCATCTAAACCTTGTATATAATCCATAATTGTTGCTAAGTTAGGAAAAAACTTTTCTTTAACCATAAGTAGATTTATTGCTTTTTCAACATATAATTCGTCATAGTCTTTAAGTGCTTCGTTGAATAATAAATAAATTTCCTCATTTGGTGTCTTATTGTAGTTAGTACAAAGTTTATTAAATAATTCAATTTTCATATTTCTTCATCCAATCTTTATCTTCTTTTTTAGATTCTTGTCTTTTAACCCAAGTTCTAATACATGCTTTCCAGTCTTTCATTTTGTTTTTACCTATATACCAGTTTTTACTTTCATAAAAATCATAAAAAGTATTTGCATCTATTTTGTAATCTTTTTCTAAGCAATAGTTTTTAATTTCATCAATAGTTGGTTTTACAAAAGAGCGTTTTCTTCCCTCTTCTATATCTAACCTATCCTTACCTAACCTATCCTTACCTATACTGTGTATACCACCTGGTATACCAGTGGTAGACAAAGTGTATACATTGTTGTCATCTAACTTTAGTTTTTTTAACTCTTCTTGGTATTGTGTTTCTTTGTATCTATCGGTTCTTAAATAGTTGTTCATCCTCCAATGTCTTATAACAATTACGCCACTTTCAAATGGGATAATGAATTTTTTTGTTATTAATAGTTTCATGTCATCTTCTTTTAGTCCTGTAAATAACATGATTTTTTTCCAGTTGTCTACAAATCCATCATCATCTGCTCTCATACCTAACTCGTAATATAGTAGTCTTGAGCTTATTGGCATATCTAGGAAGTTATCAGTATCTACTACACTCAGGCTAAACATTCTTTTATTTGCCATAATTTCCTCCTTATGTTATAATCTAGTTAAAGAAATGTATTAATGTTGTTAAAACTATGCTTATTGGTGCTAGTCTAAACATTATTAATGAAAACATTTCTTTTTCTTTTGTCTCATCTTCGTCAAAAAAGTAATTTAATATTTGTTCTTTCATCCCTTAACTCCTTTCTACTCTTTTTAAATAATTAATATTTATATTTAAGTATTTAACCACTTCCTCCATCGGTACTTTATAAGATGGTAAGTAGTAGTTTGGTAAACTTTCTTTTATTTCTTTATTAATTTTTCTTGCTTGGTTGATTCCACATCCAGCAAGTTTTTTTATGTCTTCACTCGTTGCATATTGTTTTGATATTATTTCTAATATTTCATCTGCTCTCATTTATTCCACCTCATCCGACATATTGTCTTGTTTAAGGGCGTGTAAAAAATTGGTTATATCGTCATCACTTAATTCAAACACGTCAATTAATTCCATAAACACATCAATAGGTAACGAATTAGGATTAAGTTCGTATTTATTATAAGTTTGGCGTGAGCGACTTAATTTATCACATAACTCAGCTAATGTATATCCAGATCTAGCTCTATATGACTTTAATAATCTGCTTGCTTTCATATTATCCCTCCTATCTATATACATAATAACACAAGACAATTTGTCTTGTCAACACTTTTTTTGACTATTTGTCTTAAAAAGTTGCTTTTTATCATATTATAATGTAAAATATAATTGAAAAGGAAGCGGTTAGTATGAAGAATTATTTTAAAAATAATATCAAGTATTTAAGAAAAATATACAAATTAAGTCAACAAGATTTAGGTAAAAAATTAAATAAGGATTACTCTACTATAGGTAAATGGGAGCTGGGAGAGAGAACGCCCATAATGAAAGATATGGTAGAAATATCAGATTTCTTTAATGTACCAATGGATAAGTTATTATTTACAGATTTAGCTGTTGACTCAAACGTTGATTTAGACAATGAAATAATATACAAATTAAATCTATTAAATGAAAATCAAAAAAAAGTTATATTGGATGTTATGGATAACATGTGTAACACAACAAAGGAGGATGAATAATGTTAATACCAACATTAATTTTAGGTTTAGTACTTTATTTTTCTGGGATACTAACAAAAGTGTTTTATAAATACGTAAATAAAATAGTTGAGTATGTTCTTTTCTTAATTCCTTTTGGTGCTCTAGTTTATGGTAGTTGCTGTGATGTTATTAGCATAGAGTTTTTAATATGTGCTCTTGTTATATTTTTTACAACACCTTTTGTTTTGGTTAAAATGGGATTTTTTAAAGATACAGAATAACGTTTTTAAGGGGGTATATTATGCCAATATATAAAGATGGTAGCAAATATTACTTTAGAACATATTACACTGATTTATATGGTGTTAGACAACAATATAAGTCTAAAAGATATGAGACAAAAAAAGAGGCTCAAGAAGAGGAGGCTCGTTTTATACTGGCTTATAAAGATAATAAACCATCAAATTCATACACAATAAAAGATATTTACCTACTTTATTATGATTTCCAAAAATCTCAAGTAAGAGAGACTACTTTAAATATATATAAAAAAAGATTTAGTTATATGAAATCTATTGAAAATATAAAAGTGGTAGATTTTAACTTAACAAGATTTAATCACTTCAAAAAAGAAATAGAAAACAAAAATTTTTCTACTACACATAAAAACAATATAATTAAATTTTTAAAAAGTTTGCTAATGTTTGGCAACAAATACTATAATTTGAATACAATAGCACTTAAAATAACTGGTTTTAAAGACAATGAAGTAAAAAAAGAAATGCAATTTTTTACTTATCCTGAATTTAAAAAGTTTATTTCAGTAGAAAATGATATAAATTATAAATGTTTATTTGAAGTGTTATATTATTTAGGTTTAAGAATTGGAGAACTACAAGCTCTTAAATGGACTGACATAAATTTTAATAAAAGAGAACTTTCTATAAATAAAAGTGCTGTTACCAAGTTAAAGGGTAAAAAGAACGTGTTATATCCACCAAAGACAAAAAATAGTATAAGAATACTACCAATACCCAAAAGTCTTTTAAATGACTTAAAAATTATGTTAGAACAAAAACAAAGATTTACTAACTTTTCAAATAACTGGTTTGTATTTGGTAATATAGATGTGTTGCCTAACACTACAATTACATCAAGAAAAGATTTGAATTGTAAAAAAGCAGGAGTTAAGAAAATTAGAATTCATGATTTTAGACACTCATGTGCTAGTTTGTTAATATCTAAACAAGCTACCCCTGTACTCGTAGCAAAATATCTTGGACACTCTAATGTTGCTATGACATTAAACACGTATTCTCATCTTTATAATTCAGAGCTTGACACAATAACAAAATTATTAGATAATTTAGAAAAATAAGTCCTAAATAAGTCCTAAAAATAAAAAAACAACGCTTTTACGTTGTTTAAATACTATTTGGCGGAGCAAGAGAGATTTATGATTGCTAAACTTTAATAAACTCTAACTCACTAAAACAACGTAATATCGTTATTTGATAACAAACAAAAACTAACTAAAATTATGTTTTTTAAAAAAATAAGTCCTAAATAAGTCCTAAATTGGAGGTATAAAAATGAAAAGATTTAGTATTATTCAAGATGATATGTCTAGGTGTTATATATGTGATAAACCTAAACAACATATACATGAAGTGTTTTTTGGTGTGAATCGCAATAATTCAATTAAATATGGATTAGTTGTAGGACTTTGTTTAGACCACCATACAGGCTATAATGGAGTCCATACTATAAGAGGTAGTGAGTTGAATAAAAAACTCAAAGAAATAGCTCAAAATAAGTTTATGGAGCATTATAATAAATCAGAAAAAGACTTTATAAAAATATTTGGCAAAAATTATTTAAAATAAAAAAGAGTAGGATTTAACCTACTCTCTTTATTTACCTTTGTATAGCCAACCAAATGAGTGTGCTGTTTTTGTTCTTACTACTCCTGATGGTTTCCATCCTTTAGACTTTTGATATTTATTAAGTGCTTTTTCAGTTGCTTGTCCAAATGATCCGTCTATCTTTAATTTAGTACCTAATGCTTTATTAAGTGCTTTTTGCAAATGTTTTACATCATCTCCATAACAACCTCTTTTTAGTTTTCTTTTAAGG